GAAGCGCCGACTCGAATCTCGTATTCCTTTAAATCCAGATCCGAAATATTCGCCCAAGCAAAGCGAAGTCCAGATTCTTCGATAGTGTAAGTAAGCGCGGCCACGTTTGAAGGTGCTGCTGTTTTGCCGACTACCGTGTGGCCCGTTACAGTGTTGTAGCTTGAAATAGTTCCAACCATAGATTTCGCGCGAATGCGAACGTCGTAAGATTGTCCGTCCTGAACTTCGAGGATATAGAATTGAGTCTCTCCGCCGCCAATCACAACGGTCGGATTCCATGTCCCGCTTGAACTTAGCTTGTGCTGAATTTCTATCTGCCCGCCGCTAGTAACGAAAGCATCTGTCGGCGAAGTCCACGACGCTTTAATTCGTGAAAAGATTACGCCGTCAAGTCGCTGATATAGATTTGCCGTACCGCTGGCAAGCGTCAGTCCTGTTGGTGCCGCTACTACCAAAGCATTCGGGAGCGTTGAGTTCGGCGCGATATCATGCGTGTTTTCTTCCGCGCTCCAAGTAAAGACGCCCGATGCCGTTTCTCTGAGAGTGGCAACACAGATGAAAACTTGGTCGTTCGCATCATTCTCGTCAATCACGAGCGAGATATCTTGAACTTCAAAAGTCTTAGAGGACCACCCGAAGCGGTCGAAAGTGAAATAAATATTGTCGCCCGCCTCTGCCCCGTAGAGCCTGAGCTTGAACTTGCCCTGAACTATGATTGCTTGCCGAATCTTTTCTAGTTCGATTTTTGCTAGTCGCTGCGCCGTTGCCGATGTCGTGGTGTAGGGCAGTGAAATATCCTCGGCAATCACTTCCCCGTTATCAAGCGCAATATAAGTCGAATTATCAACCAGCGGGAAATCCGTGTTCTCATAATTGTTTTCCGCAGAAATAAAAGTGCCGCGAATTGTGTTGAAACTATCGCGCCGAGAGGTGAGCGTTGAAACTCTTAATTCAGAAATGCAATCATCCTCGTCGATTGTGAGAACCGGAGTGCGCCACTTGCCTGGCCAGAATCGCCAAGTGCCGGAACTGAAAGTGACCGCCCCTCCCATAGCGCTGCACATTCTGCGGAGCGTATCCCCGTGAGACATGCCGGTATCGCTAAAGCCATTTAGTGAATATCGCTTTTCTGTGCCTCCACCTGAAAGTGAAACTGAGTCGTCGCACACCTCAGCGGCGTACCAAAGACTCGCGATATCACTAGAGCTTGAACCCATGTAGAGTTCCGAGCTTGGGATTTTCATCCCGTACACAGTGTCCATCATGTAGTCGGCAATGCAGAGTGCAGCGTTGCTTGAGTAAGGTTGCCCGCGATACGTCGCCGTTCTTGGGTCATAAACTTTTTTCCCTTTAATCTGAAAAGTAATTTCAGGAATCGAGTTAGGGAATCGAGCCGCGTCCCAAGTTAGTTCAAGATAAACGCCCGCCCAATTTCGTTGTCTGTGGGCCGAGGTCCATTCGCCGCCCGAAGCAGTAACAAGATCCGCAATCGCGGTCTGTGTTGTGGTCCCGAGGTTGACGCGAGCTGATACCGCGCCCGCATAGAATCCAGTGGCAGCACCGTCAACCGTAGCGCCCGAGAAGGTGACTGCGGTGCCGTTAAAATACATCGTGGTGATTTCTTCAACTTCATGCCCGGCAACGGTGATGAGCAATTGCAGCTTGGAATTGTTGTCAGTCGATTTGATATAGGTGATAACGCCGCCGACGCGCATCGAGCCGTAAATGATTTGCCAGTTGGCGCTTGCTTCCCGAACTGACAAGTCCTTTTCAAATCCGTGGTGCTTCTTTCCCCTCTTGCGTAGTTCGGCGCGAGCAAACTTGACTGCCTTTCTAGTTGGCCGCAAATTGTTTCCGCGTAGAAAATCAACGACTCGCTCTTTGAGTTTTCCTAGTCGTATGACGCCACGGATATTCGGATACATTATTGGTTGGTCCTTTTCTGCTTCTTGGCTTTCTTCAATCCCGTTTTGGTTGTTCCCCAGAATCCGTCCCAGTCTTGAAGCCCTGCAATAAACTCGGCACCCAAATCGGCAGGATAAAAACTTTTTAGGCAATCATGCGTGTACCGAAGCTCCGATGATTTTTCAATATCAATCATTCTGCTTTCCGAGCCGAGAGTGATTAAACTCCCCTCCGCCGTTTCAGTAATTTCTGGCACGTCCATCATGCCCTGAAAAATGCAGTAAGGCGTGTTCGCTATGATGGCCCCCGCAGAATCAAGAAACGCAAGATACAATTTCACGCTCTTACCGGCGCGAGCTTCCGTGAGCAGCATAGAAAGTGAAGCGGCTGGAATGCCTGAAATGATTACGTCAACACCGTTAGCGCGAAGCTCGACTGATTCCTCAACGTCACTCATGCCGTGGAGGTATCCGTTGCCAACATAGGTATTTCCAAGCATCGTGATGTCACCAACTCCGGTCCACCAGCGAACTGTGGCAGAGGCGAAAACTCCTTCGTAGAAAAGACGAGGCCGGTTGCTCGAAGCATTCATGGCCGTGACAAAATTAGCGTGAAGATTGCGTGGCATCTTTTACCCCACCACTTGAACGCATGTAATCACCTGGTCGTAAACCCGAGTCTCGTCGCTTGCGTAGATCTGAGATTGGTTCTGGGAGAGAGCAAAAACACCAACACAGTTCGTGACAGTGATTGGCGCATTATCAGCCGGGGAAGTTAGCAGCCCAGGAAAAATGTCGAGAGTCGCGTTGCCGCTGCCGTCGCTGTCCACGTCATTCAAAACTTTATAAAGCTGTGACGCGCTACCGGTTCCAATTTGGATACAGTCGTCAGCCTTGAGAATATTTGTTTGCCCCGCTGTCCAACCATCAGTAACTAAAGATTGAGAGCCGACGACTTGAGAGGCTCCTTTCACAAGCGGCGTTCCTGTTGCTACTCCTTGCGGTGTAAGCGCTAACGGATCATAAAGTAGAAACGTTCCAAGCTGCCCGCTGAGTTTTAAAATAAAAGCATTCCACCCCGCCGCGTCCTCTCTCGTTTGTGGAGCAAGAACTATTTCAGCGCCTAACATTTTGCCAGCATGTTCTTGAGTTTGACGCGAGAAAGTAAACTGTGAAGCCACAACACCAATGGCGCTAGTGGCAAAGAACTGAATCCGCCTAATCTTATTATTCGGAAGCGAGAGAGGATAGGTGATTGACATAGCTAGTACCCTTGCCGTCTGTTGTTTTCATAGATACCACGAGTTGCTCGAAGCACAGCCCGGTCTTCATGCTCTTGCATGGCGCGTCGAACTTCTGCCTCAACACCAGGAGCAGCGCCACGGAAATCCTGATTGATGATAGTCGTTCCGCCACTACTGCCAGTTCCCTTTGCGACCACTCCGAGCCGACCGTTGATTCGTTTCAGTGGCATGATTGCTTCCGGCCCGGCTTCCCCTAGCATACCAGTGCGCCCGCCCGCCATTGGGAAAGTGTGTGGAGTTGAGAAGATTGCACCGCGAGCAAATTTAACTGTCTCGCCGCCGCCGTCAAAAATGTTTCCGTATTTGTTTTGAATGAACGAGCCGCCCTCGCCAACGATTGAAGTTTTGATTTCAATCTCAACTGTCGCCTTCGAACCGTCGAGCGCGTCTAGTTCTCCGCCAATCTTAGCAACTTCACTTCCGGCGCCCGTCATTTGATCTGCCAGGTCCGACCATGACAATCCATTGTCCTGCAACCATGCATCCATGTGAGCAGCAATTGCCATGAGCGTGTCGTCGCTTGCATTTTCAATTTGATCAAAACTATGTATCCCAGCTTTTTGCAGTCCTTGAAACATTCCTTCAATGAACGTGCTTGAGAATTGGCCACTTGCTTCCAAGCTCGCTCGCCATTGGTCGAAGCTCGTTATCCCTGCTTCCCCTGCTTCAATTGCCGAGTCCTTAATCGCCTTTAAAGTTTTTGAACCACGGTCGCCACTCTCTGCAAGGTTCTGCATAGCGCCAACGAAATCACCAACTGCTGTCAGTCCTGGTTTGAATGCTTCGGCTGAATCTCGAATCTCAGAAAAGGCTTCAAGCCAAGTTTTCTCGCCGTCGTTCGCGGCCTTCATGATGCTGCCCTTGAGTTCTTCAAAGGTGAGTCCGGTCTTGTCAACCAACTCTTTCAGCATGTCCATTGAGCCGCCAAAGGCATCGGACAACATGGCGGCGAACTCTCCTGTCGGTACGTCGAGTCCCATTTTGTCTGCAAGGCCAGTAGCGACACCAGAGAACGTGCTCGCCCCGCCTGGGCCGCTTGAGTTTGCTTGCGTTTGAAATGCGGTCGCCCAATCAGGAGTATTGAAATCGTTGAACAGGTGCGCGTCTAATCCTCTGCCAGCAACTTCGTTAATGACTTCCTCTAACGCATCAGCAGCCGCCATCCTCGCAAGTGTTTCAGGGTTTGTTGGTCCTCCGAAAAGCGCACCGCCTAAGAAGTCGCCGACAACGTGACCAATCGCTGAGCCAATTCCCGCACCAATCGGTCCACCAATTGAAGCACCAATAGCAGTTCCGCCGAGAGTTAAAATTGAGTCAGTGGTGTCCTCTGCTGAGTTGCCAAGATTCGTTATCGCGTCAACCCCGTTAGATACAGCAACGGCCATCCCGATAGAGCCAGCAGCTTGAGCGCCAACGGTTCCTTGTCCAAATATTGATGGGCTGAATGAGCCGTCTTGCATTAACGGTCCTTCAACCCCAGGAGCGCGAGCAGACAAGCCGCCTGAAATGCTGTCAAATAAACCACTGACGCTGAAACCGCCGCCAGAACCGCCGCCAGCAGAGATACCGCTAAAGACGTTCTGGATAATTCCGCCACCACCCGACGCACCGCCCGTAGCTCCACCAAAGATTGCCTGGAATATTCCCGCGCCGATTGATTGCGGAGAGCCTCCACCGCCGATGCTCCCAAAAAGAGCATTCGCCATTTCAGCAGCGAAGCCGACAGCAATTTGTTTCAGCGCATCTTTCAGCGAAAATGTTGTTCCCGTGATTGCGTTCTCAAAAAGACTCGCCCACGTATCAACAGATTCCTTGTGTGCTTTCTTCTGTTCCTCAAGCCAGCGTTCGTTGACTGGATCAATTGCGTTTTGAATCATCTGCTCGCGGTAAGCATCAGCCGCAGCCGGGTCTATTGTTCCCGCTGCTAAGCCTTCTTTCAACGCTGCTTCAACTGATTCAGCAGTGGCCTTTTCAAGCTCAGACTTCCAGTGTTCAAAACTTACTTGGTCAAGCGCTTTAATAGCGTCATCAATTCCGTCGGCAATAGATTTTTCGTTCGCGGTTTGTTGCAGCTTCTCCCAAGATTTCTTTAATGAATCAATTTCTTCTGCGGTATGCGAAGCGCTTTCTCCGGCCTTAACGATTGGCTTCACCAGCCCTTCGTTTATTTTGCTATTAGCGAGCGCATCAGCTTTTTGTTGGAACTTCGCGAGTTCAGCTTGCGTCTTTGTTAAGTCCTGAATTTCTTTCTCGGCTGCCGCCTTCGCTTGCTCGTAGTAAGCAACTAAGCCTTTCGAAATTAGTGAATTGCTGGCGAATACTCCCGTCGTTTCATCAGCAATTTTTGCGTTATATTCAGCGACGCTTTGCTGTAAAACTCCTAGTCGATTTCCAACTCGGTCTAGGTTCGCTTGGATGTCGTCGCCAAAAAGAGTATTAAAGGCAGTCGCAAACTCGCCCAGAGATTTAACCAAGGCGGGGAGAACAGTTTGTGCGAGCGATAGTAGTATTCTTGAAAACTCCGCCGCATTTTTTCCCAGATTGTCCCAATCGACTTTTCTTATTTCTGTTTCAAGGTTTCGATATCCTACTCGCAGACTCTCGCTGGCATTGATCTGCTTACCCATTTTGTCGTAAGCGTCGGCCCACGCGCTCGTGACCGCCTGTTGTGCGTTCGCGACTGAATCATTTATTGGGGCGAGTCGTTGTGTCGCTGCGCCGAGTTGCTTCATTCCTGCAATTTGCCGAGCTTCTTTCTTCTGCCGGTCGTCGAGACTAATCGCGGCAATATTATTTGCAGCGGCGTAATCTCTATATGCCTGATTGACGTCGATAATTATTCCGATGCTCGCAAGTTGTTTTTCTTTCCCTGAGGCAATCGCGTCCGTCACCATGTTGATTGCGGTAACGGTATCGACTCCGAGCGTGTCAGCTAATCGCCCGCCGAGTTCTGTAATTTGTGAAAAATGTTCGTTAAATTGTGGAATTTGCGCAATCAATCCCCGGTTGGCAATCTGCATCAGGTCAACGGAACTAACCATGCCGAGAAGTGACTTGCTTGCGTCATCGATTTGACTCGCAGAGCCGCCGAGCTTTTTGAATCCTTCCTCAATTGATCCAACTATCTCGCCACGAGCAGCGAGCTTTCCAATCTCGTCACCTAGCTTTTTAAACGAGAGAACTGCCGCGACTGTTGCGCCGACGCCAATCGCTTTGCCAAGCAGATTGCCCGCGGCCATGAATTTATTTTCAAACTTTCCGAGAGTTTTTGTAGCCCCGCCCAAGTCGCCAGCAAGGCGGTCGAAGGTTGCGCGAAGTTCTATGATTAATGAGTCGGCGACTGCGGCCATTTATTTTTTTCCTTTTCTTTCTTCCCTAGCCTTGCGACGTTCTTCTCTAATCTGCTCCACTTTTTGCCTCGGGATAATAACCGTATCGAAAAGCGCCTTCATGTCTGCCGCCGTCATCTGTTTTGGTTCTTCCGCGTCCTCTGGTGGCAAGAAGTCCTCGATCTTAGCCGCCGGGCCTTTGCGCCCAGGGGTACAATTGACGATGGTTGCGCTTATGATAGCAGCCGGGAGCATGGTTGAGCGAGTACGCTTTTGATGCTGTTCGAGTAGGGCAAAGTATTGATGAGGGCTAAGTCGCCAGAATGCTTCGCTGGTTATCCGCAATTCGATAATTGCGAACGCCCAAACTTCCAACCAATCCCAGGTGGATTTGCTTGGGTCGGGTATTAACTTGTCGGGGTCTCCGCGCTTGGCTCTTTTTTTTTGTTAGCATCGAGCGCGAGCAGCTTCATGGCGCGTTCTTGAGCGAATACCAACACGGGCAAAATCTTGTCGGGCATTTCCCCGCAAAGTTCCCCGGCAAACTTGAGCGTCATCTTTGGATCGTCATCTTGAAGTGCGCAGAAAAGCATGGCGCGAATGAATTTTGCATTCGGTCTAGCAAAAACAGAGGCGTCGTAAATAACGTTCACGCCAATCAGTTCTTCTAGCTTGCAAATGCAATTGAAGTCGAACCGCGCCGTCCGTGGCTTGTCCAGTTCGCACTTCAATTCAGGTCGGGCAACGTCTGCGTTCGACATAAATTATTCCTAGGCGCTAGTATCTACAGGGCCAGTGATTTTGACTGATACGGAGCCGCTGATTTTGTCATCCACAACGGCAGATATATCTGGACCGCTGACAACAAAGCCAGCAAACCCATAGACCTGAGCGTTCGGCCAAGTGATTGTGAAGTTAACCGGGTCGTCGTTGTCGCGGGCTGCGTCAATCAGTACTAAGCTCGCGTTGCCTGGAATGCAGTTAAATTCAAAGTCGCAAGTCCCTGAATCACGAAGCGAAGAAATGAATTCGCGATACCCGTCAGTCGAGAGCATGTGCGTGACATCAATCGTTTCACGATTACGGCCTGAAAGTTTAACCGAAGTGATTTCACCGATAAGAGTGAAAGCTTCCGTTCCGGCTGTCCCGCCCGAAGTTGCCGTGACAGTGCGCGCGGTGATAGTGCCCGTTCCGTCGCCAGGAGTTGCGCCGTAATCTGCATCGAAATAAGTATCGAACGTCGAGTTCGTATAGAGATATGCGACAACCATTGCAACGGTCGCAGTAGTTGGAGCCGTTATTGAAACCTCGGTCGCTGTGATTGAAGTTGTGACAAAAGAAGAACCAGAAACAACGACGGTCACGTTACTCCCGTTCCCGGCAGTCCCGGCATCCTTTGCCTTGATTCTGATTTTTGCGGTGCTTGTTCCCCATTCGACTTGGGCTTTAGCCCCTGCACCCACGCCGCCGTCGCCGATTTTCAGTTGAGTGTTAAAACCCGCAATCGCTGTTGAAGTTGTCATTTTTTGGTGCCTTTAAAGTCGAAAATCTTTTCATCCGAAAGAGTATCACAAAACGCCTACCCCGCAAGAGGCTAACTGTTTATGACTAAGCCGAGTTTATCGTGAATCGCCTTTGTGATTGCTGTGAGTATCCCCGGCCTCATGGCTGCGAACGTTGGTTGCATAAAAGATTGAGCAGGCATGTTCACAGTGCCTTGCTCGACCATCCGACCGTAAAAAGCGTCCCATTCTCCGGTATTTGGAGCAGGGGCGGGTACTTTGCCGGTGCCGACCGAGAAACCAATCGTTCCCTCCTGCCGTTTTGCCATCTTCATCTGCATGCTGTCTTTCAAGTGGCCGGTATCTTTGGGCGTTGCCGCTATAACCGCTGTGAGTAGCTCCTTTGCTTGACTGCCGAGAGAGCCTAAAAGAATTCTTTTTTCAATCTTGGGCGCCAGCGCCTTGAGCTTGGCGCGAATCTTGTCTGCGTTTAAAATCCTTGTTCCTGATGTTGGTCC